CTCGTTCGAGCCTTTCGACTTCCGAGTCGAGAAACTCTAACCAGAGTCTTTCCGAGTTCATTTCGAACTGGTTACGCTCGTTAGCGAGCGTGGCGGCCTCATGCGAATCCGCACAGTACCCAAAAGAGGAATACTGTACGGCGCAATTCGCCGCACGACGGACTTTCTTGAAGTCCGAAGAACGCTCATCCAGCGTTTTCAGTGGAGATCTCCGCTGTTCATAACCAAACTCCGTTGGTTTTTCTAGACATAATCTAGAAACTGTGCGGTCAGCCCAGAAACCTCTCTCGTCGAGAGGAGCAAATACTGGAAGACCCAGTATCTCCCGAACGTCGGGGTCATCGCCGAAAACGGCGAAACATGAGGCCAATGTAGGTCTCATGTCTCCAAGCTTCTCTTGGATTGATTGGTACGTCCAATCTAGAGGCTTTGTCCCTCTTGCCTTCTTGTCAAGGAGGATAACTTTCTGTTGAAAGTATCGGAGAAAACCCGATGGAGAGACCTTAACGGCCTCAGTACTCTTGCCTGAGAGCAAGAAGGAGGAATATACTCCTGATATTAGTGGAGCAAGATTAAGCTCCGCTAATGGTTTTTCTGTTGAACCAACAGAATAGAACTCCAATTTGTTCTCTAGTTCCGAAAGGAACTCCATAGTGGCTTTCGCCACCTCATTAGTAGGTTTCCCACTAAGACTCATATTGAGTCGTTTCCTCGAGTTATGGAGGAAAGTAGCCCTAACGGCTACCTTGGGACTCACCTTTTTGGTGAGAGCCTTCCGATTCGGAGGAATTCCGAGACCACCAACTGTGGTCGGGAGGTAAGGATCCAAACCCAGATCCTTAAACTGCCTAATAGTGGCAGAAAACGCAAAATGCGTTAAACGGTACCATTGCGGTACACGAGCCTTGTATTCCGAGGCTATAGTCCCAATTGGGACAACTGACAGAAAATTGCCAGTTAATTGATCAAAGCGATCAATCGTTCTTGAAATGGAACGTAAAGACACTACGGTCTTAACTTCATCTAAGAAGTAATGTCCAGAACGGACAGTAAGGCGATATGCCTTTTCACAGAAAATACCTCTGTCATTTGAAATAAATGATTTCAAAAGGTTCACCTCGAAACCTAATGACTGCATGTAGGTGCAGTAGAACTCGAACTGTCTTCGAGTCATCAAGGCGATAAGATCGTCGCCTCTAATTCGACATCTTCGAATTCCTCGGTAACCGAGAACTTTCACGCAAACAGCGAGATGAAGAATGGACAAAATAGTCCATGATATGGGCATTCCCATAAAACAACCACGCTTAATGGTTCCTGTGAGAGTCTCTTTCGACTCCCTCAGGTAAACTTCAATAGGAAGTTCAAGCTCTAAAGTAGAGTCAATGAAGCGTATTGCTTCAAAAGATACAGTATCTGTAGCTTTCGACAAATCTGCCGATATAACTAGGAAATTCCTTGTAGGGTCGACAGGACCCAAGTCGAAATCAACGACTGGCCTAAAGAGGCCTTCCGCAGTACACGGATATTTCCCTAAATGAGGGAACAAACGTGACCGCTTGTCGTGGCTTGCAAAGACAAGCTCACGCGGCGATTTTGTCACGAAACGGTACTTCCAACCGTATTCTCGAATAGCGATCGCTTTCGAGGGAGCCATAGGGGCTCCGGGTCTAAGTTGACCCTTATTCTTCCCAAAAAGTATGGGAGTAGGCCCTTTACGGGCTAAGGTATGAAGTATACCATGGAGCCTAGGCTCGTCTTGATACATCATCAAGATATCTCTATAGGAGAGATTGGAAGGATCTTGGAAGAAAAACTTCTGAGATCCCTCTTGCACAGAACGTGCATAACCACCCGCCTTCCGGGTGTACTCGACGCAAGCCGAGGGGGAAGCCACATTGTGGCTACAAGAATAATTTTTCTTGTTCCGGCGAAATTCGTCGGCCACTCGTTTGAGTGTATCCTTCAAATCAGGATGGACAGGAGGAGATTCCTTCTGCCAAGAATCGAAATATTTTCGATATAAACCGTCAGATGCAGGCGGAGGCGGAGGGAGAGCCCTCCCCAGGTAACTTACCTGGAGCAGACGATTGTCTGTCAAGTGCAACTTTAGGCACTTAGGGAGAACTACTCCCAAGAGAGACCAATCAGGTTTCTCATGAGAGCACCAAGCTCTCCGAGCCTCGAAAGAAGCTTTCTTAATCCTCGGAATGAAGATATGAGGCGCTTCGTGCGCATAGGATAAGATATTATCCAATTTCTTACAATAGAGTAAGAAACTCTTCTTCCGAAGAGACTCAACACCCAAGAGGATGTATAAGGCAACAGTAGCCTTATAAAGAATGGATAACATTCTAAGCTCAGCTGAGCTGAGGGTTTTCGAACCCTGATGGCCATTATAGACCACAAAAGACCGATCCGGTCTTGGTCTAACGGTCCGATTAGTCCGTCTACCGGCATTTCGCCGGTGGGTGGGCCCCCGTGCTGGGCCCGGCGC